TTAAAGTCATTGCCGCTGGTCGAAGATGTGGTAAGTCACGCCTCTCAGCCGTTACCCTCCTGATTGAAGGACTCCAATGTACTGCTGGTTCGGCTGTGTTGTATGTTGCGCCTACCAATGGTCAAGCCAGACAGATTATTTGGGATGTCTTGATGGAGTTGGGCAGAGAGGTGATTCAGTCTAGCCACATCAATAACATGGACATCACCCTGATAAACGGAGCAAAAATCTATGTTAGAGGTGCAGATCGCCCAGATACTCTGCGAGGAGTGTCACTCACCTACGCTGTGCTTGACGAGGTTGCCGACATCAAACCAGAAGCATGGGAGCAAGTCATTCGTGCTTCGTTGTCAGACAAAAAAGGTCGAGCAATGTTCATCGGAACTCCCAAGGGTCGTAACTTTTTCTATGACATTTTTAAACTCGGAAAATCAGAAACCGACCCCGACTGGAAAGCATGGCACTTCACCACCAAAGACAACCCCCTGATTGACCCAACAGAGATTGAGTCTGCCAAGAAAACCCTCTCTACCTTTGCTTTCAAGCAAGAGTACATGGCATCCTTTGACAACGCTGGCTCGGATGTCTTCAAAGAAGAATGGCTGAAGTATGGGGTAGAACCTGACTATGGAAGCTACTACATTGCTGTGGACTTGGCTGGATTTGAGGAAGTTGCCAAACAAGCCGCCAATTCCAAGAAAAGACTAGATCAGACTGCTATCTCTGTGGTCAAGGTGACAGACGATGGGAAATGGTTTGTTAAAGAGATTGCTTATGGTCGGTGGGACATCAGGGAGACAGCCGCCACGATTCTGCTGAAAATGCGTGAATACCGCCCTTTGTCAGTGGGAATTGAGAGGGGTTCGTTAAAAAACGCAGTTTTGCCGTATTTGAGTGACTTAATGCGGAAAAATAATGTATATTCACACATAGTTGACTTAACGCATGGCAACAGGAAAAAGACAGACAGAATTATCTGGAGTCTCCAAGGGCGGTTTGAGCATGGGCGCATTGTGCTGAACTCTGAGGAAGATTGGGATGAATTCAAAGACCAACTTTTGATGTTTCCAGCCCAAGGCGTACATGATGACTTACCCGACTCTTTGTCATACATCGACCAACTTGCTGTCACTTCATACTTCCAAGATGACCAAGAAGATGAGTGGGAGCCTTTAGATGTAATTTCGGGAGTATAAATGGCAACCAAAAAATTAGACAAAGACGAATACTATCAACCCACAGAGGCTGATAAAGAGTTGACTTCATTCGTTACTGACCACTGCGATAGGTGGAGAGACTACAGAAACACAAACTTCCTACCCTCCTATCTAGAGTACGAGCGTATCTTCCGAGGAGAGTGGGCATCTGAAGACAAGACCCGTGAGTCTGAGCGTAGCCGTATCGTCACCCCTGCCACCCAACAAGCAGTTGAAACCCGTCATGCTGAAATCATGGAAGCTATCTTTGGTCAAGGCGAGTTCTTTGACATTGAAGACAACATCCGAGATGTCAACGGCAACCCCATTGACATTGAGTTAATCAAAGTTCAACTGAATGAAGACTTTAAGAAAGACAAAATCAGAAAAGCTATCGACCAGATCGAATTGATGGCTGAAATCTATGGAACAGGCATAGGTGAGATTATTGTCAAGACTGAAAAAGAATTTATCCCTGCCACTCAGCCTATTCCCAATATGCAAGGACAGGCGGCAATTGGAGTCATGGAAAGAGACAGGATTGCAGTCAAGATCATGCCTGTCAATCCCAAGAACTTCCTGTTTGACCCCAACGGTACTTCCATTGATGACTGTATGGGCGTGGCTATTGAGAAGTATGTCTCAATCCATAAGGTTGTTGAAGGAATTGAGAGAGGCATCTACCGCAAAGTAGACATCACGCCCACCTACGAAGACACCGATCTTGAACCTACCCAAGAAGTATCGCAGTACCAAGATGAGAAGGTATTGCTGTTGACCTACTACGGGTTAGTACCCCGTGAGTATTTGAACAACTTAGAGGAAAACAAGGACATTGTTGAGTTGTTTCCTGACAATTCTTATGCCGAGGACTACACCGACATGGTGGAAGCCATTGTTGTGATTGCCAACGATGGTTTATTGCTTAAGGCTGAGGAAAACCCCTACATGATGAAGGACAGACCTGTTCTGTCTTACCAAGACGATACCGTTCCCAACCGTCTTTTGGGTCGTGGCACAGTGGAAAAAGCATTTAATATGCAAAAAGCCATTGATGCACAGACCCGTAGTCACTTGGATTCACTGGCATTGACCACTTCTCCCATGATTGCGATGGATGCAACTCGTCTTCCAAGGGGTATGAAGTTTGAGATCAAGCCCGGAAAAGCAATCCTTACCAATGGCGCACCGTCAGAGATTCTTTATCCATTCAAGTTTGGTCAAAGTGACCCCAACAACCTAGCAACTGCCAAAGAATTTGAGCGTATGCTGTTGCAAGCCACAGGAACTCTAGACTCTCAGGGCTTGGTTAGCCAATCTAGCCGTGATGGTGGCGGTATGTCGATGGCAGTAGCCTCCATCATCAAGAAATACAAGCGTACTTTGGTGAATTTCCAAGAAGATTTCTTGATTCCATTCATCAAAAAGGCGGCTTTCCGCTATATGCAGTTTGACCCAGAGCGTTATCCCTCTGTGGACATGAATTTTGTGCCTACTGCCACCTTGGGCATCATTGCTCGTGAGTATGAACAACAACAATTCATTGGTTTGTTGCAGACTTTGGGTGCTGAAACCCCTGTTTTGCCGATTTTGCTCAAAGGCATCATTGGAAACAGCAGTTTGTCTAACCGAATGGAGTTGATTGCTAAGTTAGATGAGATGATGCAACCCAATCCTGAAGCACAACAGATGGCGCAGATGCAACAACAGTTGGCTTTGCAAGCGGCACAGGCTCAGATTGCAGTTTCTACTACCCAAGCAGAGCAAAATCGTGCTGAGGCTACCAAATTGTCAGTTGAAGCGCAGTTGTTGCCTCAAGAAATACAGGCTAAGAACCTTTCTTCCATCACCAAGAACTTGCCTAATGAAGATGATGCTAATCAGCGTGAATTCGACAAGAGAGTTAAGATTGCTGAGTTGATGTTGAAGGAAGCAGACATCAAAAACAAATCTAAGATTGTTGAATTGCAGATGGCAGAGAAAAACAACAAGATTTCAGGCATGGAAGAAGACTTCCTAGAACAATTATCTCGTGAATTAGGTTCTGGACAGACAGGAATTCAATAATGGATATTGAAAACCTAGCCAAGGAGTTAATCCTTAAAAACATGACTCCTGAACAGCAAAAAGCTGTTTTGGAATCTGTGCGCCAATCTGTTGCTCAAGCCAAAGAGGTGCAAAAGAAGAAGATTGGCGAGAATGTCAATCTTGTTGTCCAAGCCTTAAAGAAGATTGAGACTGAGATTCAGGCTCGTTATGACGCTATTGGCACTACGATTGAAAACCGTGTAGCCTCTATCAAAGACGGTAAAGACGGTAAAGATGGGCGTGACGGTGTTAATGGCAGAGATGGTAAAGCTGGCAGAGATGGGGCAAAAGGCGACAAGGGTGACGCTGGTCTGAATGGCAGAGATGGTGTAGATGGCAGAGATGGTGTGTCGGTCACAGATGCCAAGATTGACTTTGATGGTTCTTTGGTCATCACACTTTCTTCAGGTCAAGAAATCAATGTGGGTGAGGTTGTGTCCTCCGACATTGCTGAGAAGATCAAAGTCATCAACACCATGTCTACCAATGCGGCAATTGCTGTAAAGGAAGAAGGTTCTACCCTTACCAATGGTGTCAAGAGCATCAATTTTGTTGGTACAGGCATCACTGCAACTACATCAGGAGATGATGTCACCGTTACAGTGGCTAGTGGCAGTGGCACAGTCACAAGTGTGGCGGCTACTGGTGGAACAGGCATTAGCGTCACTGGTAGCCCAATCACTACCTCTGGTACTTTGACCATTACCAATACTGCACCAGACCAAACTGTTGCCTTAACTAGTGGCACTGGCATAACCACTAGCGGAACTTACCCAAACTTCACCATCACGAACTCTGGTGTAACTTCTGCTGTTGCTGGTACAGGCATTTCAGTCTCAAGTGCTACAGGTGCGGTGACAATTACCAACTCTGCGCCTGACCAAACAGTTGCTTTAACTGCTGGTACAGGTATTAGCACTAGTGGGACTTATCCTAACTTCACGATTACCAATTCTGCGCCAGATCAAACTGTTAGCTTGACTGCAAGCACAGGTATATCAACGAGTGGCACTTACCCTAACTTCACTATCACGAATACTGCTCCTGACCAAACAGTTGCATTGACCGCTGGAACAGGTATCAGTACCTCGGGTACTTACCCCAACTTCACAATCACCAACTCAGCACCAGATCAAACTGTTGCTTTGACAGGTGCAGGAACTACCTCTGTTACTGGTACTTACCCTAACTTCACCATTACATCGAATGACCAGTTTCAAGGAACAGTTACAAGTGTTGCGGCAACAGTCCCTGCATTTTTATCTATTTCAGGTTCACCAATTACAACAAGTGGAACTTTGGCAATTGGATTGTCTGGTACAGCATTACCAGTAGCTAATGGTGGTACAGGTGTAACTACTTCAACTGGTTCTGGCGCAGTTGTATTAGGAACATCACCAACTTTAACAACACCAACCATAAATTCTGCACAAGTTGCCACTGTGTCAGGCACTGCGCCTTTGTATATGTGTAGGGCTTGGGTGAACTTCAACGGCACAGGAACTCCAGCTATTCGTGCAAGTGGTAATGTGACCAACATTACAGACAACAATACTGGTGATTACACAGTAAACTTTACGACTGCAATGCCTGATGCGAATTATTCTGTTGTTGCAGGTGCTAATGGTAGAGCTACAGACACTACACCCGATGTTGGTGTGGCTGTTGCTGTTGGTGCTACGACTGTCTCTGGGTCAGTTGCCACAGGTACAAGAATTGTTGTTGGCAACCCATCTTCCGCAGAAGATTGTGCTGTCGTTACAGTCGCAGTTTTTAGATAAGGACAAACAAATGAACTCAAGAATTATTTATCCGAACGATGACGGTGGTGTATCTATCGTTATTCCAGCACCTGAGTGGCTTGCACAAGAAGGAAACACAATGGAGGTGCTTGCTCAAATGAGAGTGCCAGAAGGTGCGCCTTACAAGATCGTTGATGTCGCTGACATTCCAACAGACCGCACATTTCGTAACGCATGGGAATTTTCAGAATGATTACCATCAACATTGATAAAGCAAAGAATATAGCCCATGATGCTAGACGCACAGCACGATCTGCTGAGTTTGCACCTTTAGACATTAAGGCAACCATTCCATCTGAAGCAACAGCGGCTGAAGCGGCAAGGCAAGTTGTGCGTGAGAAGTATGCGGCTATGCAGACAGCGATTGATGCGGCAATAACTACTGACGAAATCAAAGCGGCTATGCCATGACCCCAGAACTACAAAAGTACTACGAAAGTAGATTTGAGATGATGGGGATGGAAGGTTGGAAGGATTTGTGCATAGATATTGACAATATGATAGAGTCACTCAATAATCTAAGCGTTATTCCTGATGAAAAGACCTTAATGTTCAAAAAAGGTGAACTTTCCATCTTGACTTGGCTGAAAACCTTGAGAGAGGTCAGCGAACGAGCCTACGAGGAATTGAATGAAAAGAATGTTTGAATTTGCCTGTGAAA